CAGCACTCCGGTTTGAGGTAAACATTGGTCTTCAGGTAGATTTTCCTTTGGTTCAAATAGGCTTCAACCTGTACAAGAGCCGTGCCCTGCCTGTTAAGTGTGTTCTGGCGGTTATATATAAGACGGTATCTGATTTTATCCATTTTTCTGCAAAGATGCATCCTCTGTTCCAAGCTGCAAAATTTAGCCAATAAAAAATACACCCCCACTTTCGCAAGTAAAGATGTATAATATCTATAAAAAAATGGTCTGTGAAAAAAAATATTTGTAAAAAAGATGCCATTATTCATCACGAACGATAGCATCTAGACATTTTTATCAGTAAACTCTTTTAGTGATTTAGAATAATGTTTAATTCAATATAGATGCTACAAAGTTATATATAAATTTTGTTTTGCCCAAATTATTATGTAGTTGAAGTACGGTATCAAAAAGGCAGGATTCGCCAATCCTGCCCAATTCCATACACAAATCTTTTTATTAATTAAAATACCTCACGGCATTCAAAAATTAATAAATGAAAAAAACATTATTAATTGTCATAGCAAAGCTATAACAAATATTTAAAAAAGAATCATTATATGAAAAAAAGAACAGAATAAACGATATATAGACCAACAAACATTTAAAATAATATTGTAATACAAAAGTCATTGATACAAATCCTTCTGGAAGGACTTCTTCCACTTGCAACAAATGAAACAAAAGGATTAGCATCCATGAATATGTGTATAGCATACGTTGGCGAAGGGCCTGTTATTTGCATTAAGCCTACGAAATTAAAACAATATTGTTATACTTTACTAACGGTTACGGTATACGAAAATGGATATTTTAAAAAAATCGACTTAGCAGTATATTACCCGGTAAAGAAAGGAGGGCATAAATGCTCTATGTCTGGAAACGGCAACATGTTTGTTAAAGAGGATTCTGATTACAATTTATACATACATAACAAGACTTTAAATAACATAAATTATTGCGTATCAATTATAGGATCTAGCAAATATATAAATATTCCTTCAATTACGGTAGAAGGACATCCTGCAAGCGTTTTGAATGGTTTAACTTTGACTGATGTAGCAACTATGTAACAAATTGTAACATCATGATCATAAATTTGTGCTTCTGGAAGGACTGTTGGAAATAAATAAGATTATCAATGGTTTTATTAGCGAATCGTTTTCCTTGCATAAAGGTGAATCAAAAAAAATAAAAGCAAATGGCATATTGGTAATATGTAGTCAATATTATAATTTATATCCATCAATAGCTGTAATATCTCCAGCAACCAAAAATATAGAATATATTGGTGGGTATAAAGAATATGTTGATGGAACATTATTTACCTTCACTTTTGAAAACGACTATACTACTGTTATGACTTCCAAGATTGAAGGAGTTGAAGGGAGCGGAGTTCCTTTTTTAATTGCTTATCAAAAGTTATTGTCTTAAAAAAGATTGGTAAAATCCTTCTGGAAGGACTGTTAGGGATAAATGATACGTGGTACAAAAGGAGATTTGGTGAAATTACTGATTTTAATGAAGCTAATAATACTGGATATATGTTTGTCGATAAAACCCAATCATTGGATAATAAACCCAATACATCAAGTAATTATGGATTCTTGGAAACGATTGCTATTAATGAGGTCACCATCAAGCAAACTTTTGTAGATTTTCAGAGCAGATTTTTTATTCGAATATGTAATAATGGAACTTGGACTGATTGGAAACAAATACAAACAACATAGTATTAAAAATAAGTCATATTTTAATGAGATAAAACGGATGGGTGCCGGTCCACACCCGTCCGCTCCTCATGTTACCAAAGAATTATAGTATTTCTATATCTTCAGCATCATCCAGATTCTCATCAACTATATTCATGGATAAAGACAGGTCAACCCCAGTAGTATCCAAAAACAAAGCACTTACACGAAATGAAGCTGTGTTTGTCTTACTCCGAACGAAGAGATGATCATTTTTTCGTTTGAACTCTATTTCAGAAATCATACTACCGTTGACTTTCCTTATGATATAGGAGTTACCAGTCTTACTATTAATAAAGAACAGACCTGTAGAACCACCCCAATATACATACAATATCATACCGATATAGGCGTTAGATGAACTCGCTAGGCGAACGACACATACTTCTTGAACGGAGTCTTTATTGCAAACCAATATAGGAGAAAGAACGCCTTTTCTCAAGAGCCCTTTACTTCCTAAATTGGCAATCGGCATTAGTTCTTCCAGTACTGAGGCATTGGCTTTCAACGCCTCACTTAATTCCATCTTTTCCATAATATTTTTTATTTACCAGTTTCCAAATTGTTTTTTTTATAATCCTGCCATGAGTCGGCGAGCTGCCCCACCGAAGCGGAAGTGTAGAGGTCAAGTATATGAATCTCGTCATCGGCAAGCTCCACAAGCTCGTTCCGATAGATCTTCTCCGCAAGCACGTGCGCCGGAAGACCGGGCACGTTCCTGTAAATGCCGTCAGCAATATCCTTACGGATATCCGCTATCACCATATCCTGTCTGTCTATCCCCGTGAACAGGGGAAATTTTGTAAAATCAACTTTCATAATATTCTTAATTAAATACTGTTATCCGCAATAAAACATAACCCAATAATTGCCCATACATTTAACGAATCCGGACGCATAATCCAGATCAATGGAGGACATCTCTTTTCCTCCGGGGGCAGGCAGGATGCGCCCGCCTGTCAGTCTTACCCCGCCGCTCATACGTTTGAAGTATATGGTATGTCCCGGAACATCCGGAGGAAGTGTCACTTCTATATTACCCGTATTAATAAACATCACATTGTCATCATTGTTATTCAGGGAAGTGCTGACGGATATGTTCCTCCAGTTCCCCACTATGCCATGAAGAGACACATAACTGTCATTGTTCGGATGAAGGAAAATGTTACCCCCCTCCACGAACAGAGGAATGCTCAGGGTCTTGATGTGCATCCCGATCATGGCATTCGGACTCTGTATGTCAATTCCGGCATCATACGATATCCCTTCGATTGTGACAAATTTCGTGTTCCCTCCGATTTTTACACGTGCAAATGTCCTTTCGTTATAAAACTCTATCTGTCCGGCAGACAGGTTGAAACCAACATAAGTATCTGTTGTATCCTTATAAAGAGTTTTTGAGGACAACATGCCGGAATCTATGGAAAACGGACCGATACGTCCGCTATCCGCCGTGATTTTTCCGCTGATGTCCACATTGACCGCCCTGATACCGTCCGCATCAATCATGGACGCCTTGATCTTCTCGGTCAGCAACAGCTTGGTGGCGATAAAAGTCCAGCTCTGTGCTACTTCCCAGTATTTTATTTTTCCCGAAGCCACATTCTGTTTGGGGGTTTCCGTCGAAACCGACGTATGCGAACGGATGCACAGGTACAGCAGGTTGTCATAAAGTACAATGTCGTAAAACTGCTGCCCTTGCTTGCCCTCCAGGTAAGACACAGACGCCCCCCATACACGCATACGCATGCGCGCTCCCTTATCTCCCTTGTCACCTTTTGGAGCAAAACTGACCTGTCCGGTTCTAGTCACCAACGGCATATCACCTCCTTATTCCTTGGTTGTGATGGTCCATGCCACGTTGCCTCCTGCCTGCTGGCACATGTCCCAAGTACACGTGCCGGAAGTGGCTGCTGTACCGGAAGTAGACGGGTTAAGGACTACTCCTGCACTGTCCATGAACACGAAATAGAAAGTCATGTCCTTGTACTTGGTGGTACTCCCACGCTTGACCAGAATGGGCTTATAGACCACCGTGTCACCACTTTCCCGGATGGTCTCGTCCTCGGGCGTGGGATTCAGGATCAAATCAAACGGATCGGACGCATCCATTACGGACTGCGTGTCCTGACCGATGAGCTTGCCGCCCTGGTACACCTCCACTCTGAACACACCTGTCGTGTCAACCATATCGTTGGTGACGGTCAATGTCTGTGTGGTCTTTCCGCTCAGCACGCTCCACGCACCGTTGACCTGGTTGTACCACTTGTACGCCAGTCCGGTAGTGATCTCGTCACTGCCCATGCGCGCTACGGCTTTCAGAATGCAGCTCTGCCCTTTGTCCCGAAGGGTAAAATACTTGTTGTCACCGGCAATGATCGTCACATGCTTTTGGTTTCCGACCCCCTTGGTGATGGGGATGCTATAGACGAACTGGACGGTGTCGCTGGTATTCCCTATCGTCACGGTAGCTTCACCCTTGATGGTACAAGAGGCCGCTCCGCTCGCCTTGACCAGATTCTTGACGATCTGCAATCCGTAGTAATCCGTCGTACCGGGCTGGTAAGGGATAAACTTGAAATGTCCCGTCTCACCGCCAAACGTGTTGGTGGAGACATTGCCCGAGAACTTGATCTCGACATCATTGAAATACCATCTCATGGAGGAAGGGACCACCAGCCCTTCCGCCACCCGCGAAGAGGTGAGAATGAAGGACAAGACGGGCTTGAGCGAAGCGAAATCCGGTGCGATGTTCGTCGGCGCGGACGCTTCGCCCATATACTCCTGATACAGATCTCCCTGGTTACACTGGATGGCAGGCATGTATACGCCGCCCTTTTGCGAAAATATGACCTGTCCGGTCGCGCTGGCCAAACTCATGACGCTCCTCCTTCCCCGGTCGTTTCCGTACTATCCGTGCCTTCGGAGCTTTCGGTGTTGTCCTCCCCCCAAGAGGCAGGTGTGAATACTTCGACGGGATGGTCCGTACCGTCTATCTCTTCTTTCGCCGCCTGCGGGGTCAGGCAGATGCCGCCCGCTTCCTTGGCCCTGTCAAATACCGTGTCGCCGGGGAAACGTGCCACGTCCGCCTGCCACAATAATACATTGCCATCCGCTGTCCTGTTGCGGATATCGGTCAGATGCAACCGGTCGGCAACCTCCTTCGTTACTTTAATGTAAAATGCCATAATTCTATTGTTTTTAATGTTATCCAAATTTTCTTACTACTACCGCCTTGCCCCCCTGTGTGAGCACCTTGCCGCCTTGTGTCAGCGCCACGTAAGGGCCTCTGTCCTCCACCTCCAGCTTTAACATCATGCCGTTGCTGAAAGGTATCCTGGGAGAGTATCCGTCGGCAACCTTGGCATATCCGGCATCTCCGCTCTTCTTGACGTACCAGTGGCAGTTAAACATGGCGGATGGATTCGGGATAACCCCCATGGTATCCCGAATGACGGGTCTGGGAAAGATGGCGTAAGTCCCATCCGGAACACCCGTAGGTACGCCCTCCCAGTCGGCTTCAATCTTCGGAATCCTGCGGCGTATCACCGTAGAGACTGCCGGGTCCGATGTGCCCGGGGTTGATGCCGGAA